AACCATTCAATCAATTTCCACTTGTCCGCCAACGTTAACAAAAACGCTGATGCAAGCGCGATCAATAACACACAAATAAACAAATCAATCATTTTAACTCAATTTTACGCAAGATGTGTCAACAATCAGTTCGCCTTCATATCGGAATGCGGCGAACGGATGCATCATGAATTGATTGTCGATTTCGTCATAATCGAATTCGCGGAATACGTTTTCGGCGCGTTCATATATTTTGTTTATTGTCATGCGCCCAGCGAACAGATGCACATGGCCATTCAAGATTTTCAAAATTTCTTCTTTTACGGCTTCCGTATCGCGGCCATCGCCGATGGTTCGTAGATCACACCAAACGATTAGTGAAAAGCCAATGTTGCAACGTGTCACATCACCGGCAAAATATGTTTCCAAGTCTGTCGGTTCATCCAAAACAAAGAAACAAAAATTGCCCAAACCTTCATCCGGCGCAATCAAAACATAATCTTTGCCCCCCTTATACCAATTGGCGGTGAATTCCTTGCGGCCGTTGATTTCTTTCACCAATCTTTCACACCGGCCAAAGATGTTATTCAACCATGCGCATTCATTGTATAATGCGGTTTGAATTTCATTGATTGCCACATCAAAAAGATGCGGATTCGTTTTGCGATGTACGATTTTCATTTGTAAAGTTCTTTTTTGATTTCTGTCAGCAATTCTTCTTGTCCGCCGCGTTCCCGGAATATTACGTTCCAATTTGACTTCATCAATCCGAATTGGTTTGTTCCGTATTTAGCAATGATTTGATTCGCATACATTGTCGAACCGATGATTGTCATTGCGTTTGTGCCAAACTGAACGCCAAGTTCCGAATGAAAACGGCCGTTGATGTATAAGTTTGGCGCGTTTGTGTTCCGTTTCGCCTTGCGCGGATAATTGATTGTTTCTTTCCAGGCGGCATAATTTTTCGCGCTTTCAACGCTTTTGAAATAGCCGCCTGGTTGAATGTCTTCCGTATAGTATGGCCGCATGTCATCGCCGCTTGCCGCCTTGCCTTGCAAAAGTTGAAGTTTTTGCAAATCCAAGATGTCGGCGGTGTGTTTGGTGACTACATTCCGAATCAGCGATCCGGATTGCAGTCCAACCAAAACATTTTCAACGCGCTTTGTCAAATTTTCGATGATCATACGGTTCTGTATTTCACGCCATTATTGTTGCAAGATAAACAAATTCTGTCAATATTCTTCATGTCAAGCGAAAGTGCCTTGTATGCTTGCGCCAATTCTTCGCCGATTCCACCGGCGCGGCCTTGTCTGTCACCATCGATTTCATAAAGAATGTCATTTTTCGAAACATTGCTTTGATTGCGGTTCACACGAACAGATGGATTCATCGCCATTGTTCGCAATGCAGTTGCGGCAACTTGTTTTTGAATGACTTCCGCAAAGTTCAAACGCTGATCCCAAATGGTATATGTCAAATCACAACCGATTGTCAGATTCGCATTCAAACCATAGTTTTGTGTGGTTGTGTAACACATATCAGCGACATCCCACATGACCGGATTTTCCGCCCAACCTTCCGGCGCGTTAACCATGAATGGCGAAACTTGAACATATTTTGTCAATTCGCGCCAATTGTTATAATCAACATATCCGGTGCAACTGATGCATGGTTCTTTTGACCAATCTTTTGTGAAATTGATCGCTTGCGCGCCAAACGGAAGATCATCTTGATTGTAAACTAAATACCAACTTCCACCGGCGGCAACGCCATCATCAATATATGGCATATAGAAGTCATCCGGTGTGAACCACTTGAAAGCGCCCGAACCATCAATTTCACAATCGATAATGCTTAACGGGTACGGCGAACCGGAATGAAACAGATAAACGCGGACTGTTCCGGCCGCGCCGAAAATCTGCAATCCGATTTGATTGATGATTGATGAAACACCGTAAGATCGAACCGGCGTAATTTCAAAACCAACAATTTTGTGTATGTTGTTTACGGTTGCTTTCAATCTTCCCGTACCATCGAACAATGTCCGGTGTTCAAGAATGTTTTTGGTTTCCTTCGTCAATTGCTTTTGGCGGATGAACGTTGAAATGGCCGTTGTAATGCCATCGCGTGTCATTTGTTCGACAAACAATGTGAAAAGATTGAATTCAGCCCAATAGATCGATCCAGGTTGCGGCGCTTGTCCGATGATTGATGTTTCCGACATGCAAAACCAATATGTTTTCACGCCGTTTTCATCTATTGTGTAAACGATATTTGGCCGGATATAGTAAGTGTTCGCATCATACGCTTTGAAATTATCACCGTAATTGTCCGGCATGATTGCATGCAAGTTTTCCAATGTCATCAACGGATGCGCATTTTGGAAATATAAACCGCTTTCACTGTCGCAATATTGCGGATCGATTGTTGTTTCCGGTGTGTAGCCTTGCCGCCATCCAACCAAATGCAACAAATTATCTTCTATGTCTTTTACTCTGTACATGGTTTGTCAAATTAAAAAAAGGGATGGGATTTGCGCCCATCCCTTTTCGGTTCAACTTATTTCAAAGTTATCAAGAAACAGTCACTTCCACTGTCTGTGTGTATGTAACACCATAGACAGTGATGCTTGCGGTCACGTTGCAAGTTCCGGCGGCAACACCGGTGATCAAACCGGTCGAATCAACGGTTGCAACGCCGGTGTCATCGCTATTCCATGAAACGACATAAGCGTTTGGCGCGGTGGTTGCGGTTACTTGCTCTGTTCCGGCAACGGCGATTGAAACGCTTGATTTGTCAAGTGTCAATGTTGCGGCTTCGTTCAGATTGCTGACATAAACCGGCATGCCAAGCGGTTGATTTTCGACGCGGCTTGCGATTTCGGCTTTGATGATTGGATTGGCAACGGTTGCCGGTGCGCTATTGTAAGCAACAATATACGCAACATCAAGGCTGAAACCAAAATGTTCCTTCACGGCGCAAGTCAGATCGGCGGTTGCAGCGCCGGCCATCGATGACTGATCGCCAACGGTGGTGTAATAATGCGAACCAACCGGCAGATCGATGAACGGCAAGCGAACAACATCCCACTCATGGAAGTTCGAACGCGCCCTTCTCAACGATTCACGATCAACACGTGTCAAGATGCCAACGTTGCCGTCAGCGATGGCGAAGAATGTTCCCATCTTTCCAGCTTCATCCGCTACATTGTTAGTGTAGTGAAGGACTTTGTTGTCATATTCCATGCGTTTGTTCACTTCGTTGTAAACGCCGTATTGTGCAAGTTTGCGAATCAGCGAATCAACGCCGGCATTGCCGACAATGTGAATCATTTCCGGATAATCGTTGGCGCGCATGATTGGATTGATGTCACCAAGAATTTCGGTTGACATCTGTGTTGGCACTTCAACAACGTTTCCGACCTGCTGATAATTCAGCAAAGTTTTGAACACTTGTGTTTTGTTTGCTTCAAGCGCGGCAACTGCGCCGGCATCCAAAGTAGCGGCCAATGCGCGGCATGTTTTTTCCATCTTGCGGCGGAAGTCATGCTCATAACTGATTTCGTTGTTCATGTACAACGTTGGAACCATTGTGAAGCCGATGGCATAAGTTGCCCACACAACGGTATAAAGCGCCGATGTGTTTTCATCGTCAGCGATCACGCATGAACGAACGTTTGAAACTTGAACATCGCCATCGTAGTTGATGACCGGCACTTGAACAGTGTTGCCGATTGATGCGAATGCCCTATCACGAAGATTTGGGCTGATGATTGAGTTTCCGGCGTTGGTTTGCTCAATGAAGAAATCCAATGCGCCATACTCGCTTGGGCGCGTCATGTTGCGATCCAACTCGGGATTTTCGATGCGCCAGTTCTGAAGTCTTGTTGCGACTAATGACATAATTGTAAAATTTTAAAAGTTAATACTAATTTATTGGCAAACCCTTCGCCAAATTTTTTCAATTTTATTTTTCCGGAAGCGCTGAAATGTTGTTTTCTTTCCATGCTTGCGACATTGCATCGCTGAATTCTTTCGAACCCGGTTGCAAACCTTGTGCAACCAAAACATTTGTGATCGCATCATACGCTTCTGTTCGGGTTTTTGCCCCATCAATGCTAACCGCGCCGCTTCCGCTTGTGGCGGTTGCGGTTGGCGATGATGTTCCGCCACCGGCCGCTTGACGGCCTTTGTCAAGAACACCCATCGAATCAAGTTCACGTGTCAACAATTCGGATGCGGTGAATGGATTCAAGTTGTTGGCCTTGTTTCTCATCACCGCGCCGGATGCATCATGAAACATGATGATCTTTCCGCCGTTGCCGTCATCTTCGAAATCCGGGTTCATGCTTTTGATTTTGTCAATTGCTTGCGCCATCAAAACTTTTGTCGCGGATTCCGGAAGTTCCGGTTTGAATTTGATCGATGCGATTGCCGACTGCATTGCGCCGTCAATCTGCATTCCCTTGATGTCGCGTTCATATTGCGCCGACATTTCATCCTTTTGTTTTTGCAATTCAACAAATTGATTTGTGACAGATGCCAAATCGGCCTTTGCCTGTTTCAATTCTTTGTTCAATTGCTCATTGCCATTCCCTTCGGCAATGGATTTTTCCAAAGCCGCATTCTTTTGCGTTAATGACCGGATTTGTGTTTGAAGTGCATCAGCGCTTTCGGCCTTGCCTTTCAAGTCCAAAATCACGCGCTTTGCGTATTCATACGTTTTTTCCGTTCCGTTTTTCCCGATTCCGGATGTCGAAAGAATATCCGTGTCGAGATTGCCATAAATTTCGCCGGTTTTGGCCGCAATGACGGCATTTTCATCGTTTTGCGACAATGTCAAAATTGCTTGCTTTTGTTCATCGTTCAACGATGCCAAAGCCGCGTTTGCATTTAATAAATCAAGTGTCAACATATTACCCTTTTATGTTTAAAGTTTATAATAATTGGCTTGCGCCTTGTTTATTTGCCTTTTGGATTGTGCAAAATTGTCACGGTATATCCTTGTTCGCGAAGTTTGGGCAACACCATTTCAAATGTTTTTTGCCCGAATTTTTGAACGCGCGGTTTTGACAACCTTTCGCCGGTTTCCGGATTGAATTTTTTCACTTCAATAATGCAATGAAACAGATGTTTTTCATTTGCCGGAACAAAATATTCTTGTTTCGGCGCTGATGGCATTGTTCCAATAGTGGGATTTTGCGCTTCCACGCCGTTAACCCCTTGCGGCGTCTTGTCTGCTTTCTTGCTCATAATCTTTTAGTTTTTGATTTATAAATTCAATTTTACTTGTGAACGGCATATTGTCACCGAATTCAAGTATGTTCAA